GGGTGGATTTCTTTAATCACACCTGTTTTCTTTGACTTGAGGGTAGTGAATAAATCGCCTACCTGATACAACTTGTCGTTGATTGTCATTTATTGCCTCTTTTCTTTGTTAGGTTGGTAATTATAGCATTGGGGTCTGACATTAGTCTAGCCCTGTCTCAGTATTTGAGAAAGTTATTGTGTGACCTTAGTCACTTTCAGGTAGCCAAGCGTGGAGATGGTGTTGCTCGATGATCGCCCACACTGGCGCACATGTCTGCCCCTTGTAAGTAATCCCATCAGGCATTTCGATAGTTTCATCCCACATGTCATCATGAGCAAAATCTATTGCTTCGATACATACTGGCACCATAGAAAGCGGAACGGGTGGGTAATGATTACCCTGTAAGTGATAACCTAGTGCTACCTCTAAATCTAATTCAGTTAAATCTAACGCTGTATTGTATCCCATTATTCTGCCACCTTAAGAATTGCGTAGGACCCATTAGCATTTACTTCATCAAGAATTGGTTGTAAGCGTGGTGCCACCAATTCTTTTAATAGTGACTCTAGCATAAAGATACGAGTATTTTCATCAAGAGCCATAACTTGTGCAGTTACTGGATGGCCTTCCTTAAACTCTGTAACAAACTTGAGATTATGTTCTACTATCATTTTTATTGCCTTTCGTTGTTGGTATAAGAGTATTATAGCCTATGCCACTGACAAATTGTGCAACACGCCCAATCTTTATCTAATTTATTTTGTGATTAATCTCACAAATTCCAGGGGGTTGTGGATAACCTACGTAAGCCTGTGGATAACCCCGCAGTATTGCGGGCCTGCATAGCTATGCATCACTCTGCATACTTATTTTTATGTTTGATCTTTCGAAAATATTTTTTCTTATTGCGAACAGGTTGCGCCGCATTACTGCGACGCAATTCCTGAATTCGCTTTACTTTATCTCGAAGTGAATTTTGGGACATGATACCCACTCGCTTCATGAAATCTATTTACATCAAATCGCTCATTATCTTTCGCAAACATTTCTGCGAAATCATTTACCATTTTAGAAAATAGTGCTGGGTGTGCTTTATCGCTTGCGAACTTTAAAATTTCTGCTACTGCGACATAATCTTTTCGTGTCATCATTTAACTGATACCATTCCTGTTCTGTAGAAAACTTTTGTATAGCATTTGCCTGTTGGCGTGTAAATATTTACAGTTGAGTATTCGTTAGCAAATCCCCAATCGGTGAATAAGAAAAAGTTTTCCCAAGCACCAAATTCGCTTTCGTATTCTGCTGACCAATGAGGAGCGTGTCCGTCATAAGCACAAGTTAATTTATACATTAGTCATTTTCTCCGTTCCAAAATAGTGAGCCGTCATCTACGCAATCGCAAGGTTCGCAATCGAAATCATTATCATCACCAAAAAAGATTACTCCGTGCCCGTGGCAATCTTGGCAATCTATTGCTAATACTGAGTTAATCATTAGTGTTGTTCCTCGCAATCTTTGTCATAGTCAAATTCGCAGAAATAGCAACCCATAAACTCTAAGTGCTTTTCGCAGTAATACTTAAACTGACTTTCATCACAACAAAAATGTTGCTCGTCTGCGATTTCATAGAAATCGGTTTTGTCGATTATGTTTAACATAGTTTTCCTTTCGTTTGTTTATTTAGTTATTGTATCAGGTAGCACTGACAAATTAGTCAGATACCTTGACCGCCAAATAGCGGTAAGTATCTTTTAGATTTAGCGGTGCAGAATAAATTGGGCGTACCTGCACTTTGTAAGTATCTGCATTTGCATACCAGACACTATCATTTTTTTCTGCTGAGATAATTTCTCCAGTAAGAGAATTTGAGCGATACATTTTTCCTACAAGTAGGCTTTCGATTGTGTAGACATTTGCTGACATGAAGTCCGCCTTTCGTTGTTGTTATAGTAGTATTTTACCAGAACCCACTGACAAAAGATAATTACTAGCCAGTAATTCCACATTTTGAGACGCTCAAGCCGTGTGATAAAAATCACAAAATCTCGGGCGTGTCGCAAATTCCAGGGGTTGTGGATAACCCCCGTAACCCTGTGGATAACCCCGCTCTTTTGCGGGCGCATCAACTTTTGTCAAGTCGACACGCCTTTACTTATTCGAAATCTTTAAAAATTTCTTCAAGCTTTAAGATTTGCTCATCTGTTAAATGATCAATTTCAATTGCTTTTTCAAATCCAAAAAAATCTGTCATTCGCTCATCAACCTTTCTAAATCATCTGCATTATCTTGCATGTAATTATCTTGAAAATCTAATAGTGCCTCATTGTATGCAATAGGGTCGCAATCTTTTAGAATTTGGGACGGATAAAAAACAGCGTTACCCATTTCATACACGGGATAACAATCATCAAGCATTTCATCAAATAATTGTTTAATCGCATTAGTAATTTCGAAATCTAGCATTATGCGTTTTCCTTTTCTTTTAGTATGTCAAGAATTAACTCTAATTGTGTTGCGGTTAGTAGTGCGGTTGCACAACCCCATGACCATGCAAGGTGTTGCTCACCATAGTGCTTTTTAGCAAGAGTGCTAATCTCTTGCGTTAATTCGAAATTAGTTTTCATTTAGATACATACCAATCTGTCCACATAGGGAATTGCTCAGGGTCACTGTCATAGTAGTAACGCTCAATGTTTTGTTCGCAATCTACGCAGAAAGTAAATTGCTCATCTCCTACATTTGAGATAGCGGACACCATAGGGGTATGGTCTTTACATAGTGTGTTTAGTGTAGTCATTTGAGACCACCTTTCTTTTTCGTTATAGTAGGAATTGTACACTAAGGGGCTGACATTTCTCTACTTACTAGCCAGTAATTCCATAATGTGAGACGCTCAGCCTATGTGATAAATCTCACATAAATCCAGGGGTTTTCCACAGAGGCCCGTAACCCTGTGGATAACTCCCGCAAGTACTTGCGGGCCAGCTTGACAATGTCAAGCCGACACTCCGTTAGGCTAGTGTGACTCTTGCCACATCTCTCTCATCTCTGCTTTAAAGTCATGCCATACGATCCTCGCCATGTATAGGGCGGGGAGGGCAAGGGATAACTGTACTAGTGTAGTAAGTAGTCTATTCATTACGCATTAACCTTATCTCTTAGTGATTGCATAGCGCTATCTATTTGATTATACGCATTAGCGCATGAGTAGCAATAGGTTTCGGTTAAGATACCACCCAATAGCATGGCATCTATTCCGCTATAAACTAAATCGGTATTGTTGCAGTTAATTACTTTACACTCTTTCATTATGCGGTCACCTTTATGTCCATTACATTAGCGGTAAACTTTTTAACCTTGCCTAATTCGCTATCGTTAAGTGATGCGATTACATGGTCAATAGCCTTAGCCTCATGCGCTACATTGTCAATAGAGATTAGTTTAGAGCCTTGCCAAATTGAGTAAGTGATAGTCATTATTAGTTCTCCCATGTTAGTTCGTATAGTTTTGCTAGTGCCTCATCATCTGAGTCATCAAATTCATCTAGTGGAGGTTGTTCCTCATCTACCTCATCAAGGTATGCGTATGCGTCTGCGACATCTGATTGGATAGTATCCCACTTAGACACGCTATTAGTTTCGTATGAGTATGCGTATGACATTATTTATTCATCTCCTTAGCAATAGACTCTGACTTACGAAGTGCCTCTAGGGCGATTGATAGGGAGGCAAGGCGTTGCGCCTCTACCATTTGCTTGTATTCATCTAGTGTCATTTATTCTGACCTTTCGTTGTTGTTATGTTGTAAGTGTAGCATGGGGGTCTGACAAATTGGGGAGGTTAGCCTAGCGTGTCGGTGTGAGGTGTGTCACCTTCCTCGCTTAACTCGAATAGCCTCGGCTTGCGCTAATTGCTCAGGGGTAGCGTTACGGAAAGCCTGTACGCTCTCTCTAATCCAAGGGGACTTAGCCATAGCCTTTTCGTGAGCGATAGCGTTGCGCTCTTGTTGTTCTAATCTAATTCTATCTAATGTGTTCATTTTATTGCCTTTCGTTTTTGTTATACCTTAAGCATAGCATGGGGGACTGACAAATTAAGGCAAATCTCGGGCGTGTCGGAAAAAAATGTTTGTGATAAGGCTCACACTCACGCTCAAGACCAAAAGAATTATGGGCGCACTATCCAAAATGTCCGTTTTGTCCAGGGTGTGTATCATACATGTAAAAAATATATTAACATTTTCTTAAATCTTAAAAAGCAGTTGACTAGAATATAGGACGGGGTATAATAAGGGTATGGAACCATATGCATCTATAGTTAAAAAACAGCTTGCTCAAATATTAGAAAAAGAACCCAATGCGGTACTAATTGAGAAGAACATAGTTGTACTAAAAAACTGGTTATCAGATGATCTTTGCGACAGGTTAGTATCTCATGTAGAATCTTTTGGAGAAGATATTTGGTGGGAAAAAAACAAGCGAGAATGGTGGCATGGAAAATTTTTCTTTATAGAAGATAAAGATCTTGATGCAGAGCTAAAACATATGCGTATAAGGCTACAGGAGCTGTTTAGACAAGAGCTCTGGGTAGAAAGTATGAACTCTGTTCATAGAATGACTAAAGGCCAGTCTATGTTCTTACATGCTGATAATTTGGCGGAATCAATGGGGATGGACAACAAATGCGTATTTGGCGTTACTCATTATATAAGCAATTTTGACGGTGGTGAGATATCTTATCCAAATATTGGATTTCAATATAAACCAGAAAAAGGCGATTTGTTATTACATCCTGGATGGGAAGCATATGCACACTATACAGAAGATGTAAGAGGCGATAGAATCAGATATATTGTAGCTGGATTTGCATCACTTCCTGAAGCTGAGGAATTAAGAAAAAATGATCAGCTATATGAAGGCATAGATGCAATTAAAATGTCTAGTGCTGTAAATGGAGTATTTGGAGAAGATGATTTGCCTGAAGGATTTTACACTTTGCCACATGAGTATACGAAAGAAAAATAAATAAACCTATTGACTTTGATAAAAACAAAATGATACACTTAGTTTGCTTTGTGGGGGCTTACCCTGAAACTCAATATGTACCAGATGTAATCTGTGGGTATTTCAGGAACGCTTCTCTATCTTTCCAAAAAGAAAAAATTTGGGGGGTAGGGGGGCTTTCCTAAAATCTAATATCCCCAGATAATGCTATAAAAACATAAAGAAAATACATAAGAAAAGGCGGGATAAAAAGATGAAGACTCTTATTGCAGTAGCCATAATAGCTGTCATTACTTTTATCCTTGGCATACTCATACAGATAATAGGCTAATATAAGGGCCTATAGCTTAATCTGGTTAAAGCAATTGTCTTATATGCAATCGACTTTGGGTTCAAATCCCAATAGGCCTACAAAGGAGTAGAATATGAATAATGTAAGAGTGCCATCTGAATGGCCAAGAAAAAAGAAGATCAGATTTATTGCCCTTTGCTTTCTTGCTATATCGATCTTCCTGTTTTTTAATATATAGGCCTACTTGGTTTCACGTGGAACATGGAGTATAATACTAATATGATAGCTTATGATGTTCCTCTTTCCACCCTCCTTTTTATTATGTGGGCAGGTATTATAGTAGAGCATAAAATAGGGTCTGAGGAACAACGTCTAGCTAATATGGAGTATTTGAGAAGTTTATACGAAGATGAAAATGATGGTCTCTAATTTTCGGCTCACTTTTCGCCGCACTTTCTGAAATCAATAAGGAGATATGTTATGTCTATAGAAGTTGAAATATACAACGATAAAATTTTTTATTTTAAAAATGCAATACCTAATTCTAAAGAAATTCTAAAGTACATAGAATCTACGTCAAATGATATTATTACCGATTGGCTACCATGGGGAAATAAATATGCGTTTTCATTAGAGCAAAAAAAAGATTGGGAAGAATTAGGAATTACTCCAGAAGACTTTGGGTTAGCTAAATGTATATATGACCCAAACTGGTTTGACCCACATAAAAAAGATACTGAAAGTCATTGGGTATTTGAATCTATTAATAAAGCTGTTATAGATTGCTCAGATAAGTATGCAAACCATTTAGGGATAGACACTACCTTGAATCCTAGAATCCCATCGCCTGGATATGTTATTGGTAAATACAACTCCATGCAATCTAGAGGACTGCACACAGACTGCCCCTATGATGACCTAGAGCACTCCTTTGTCATATACTACAATGATGATTATTCTGATGGATATTTATATTTTCCAAACTATAATTTACAAATAAAACCAGAATCTGGAAGCATCATCATGTTTAAGTCTTCGGATCTAGATAATGAACATGAAGCTGTTCCTAATATAGGTTTTAAGTACATAACCCCACATTTTTGGAGAATGGGTCCATCACAAGGGTTTGTACCTTGGGGATTCAAAGATGTTAAATTACCAGAAAACGTAACTAATGATTTTTATAACTTGGAAACAGTAGAAAAAAATAAAAAACGGATATTTGGTGAATGATGGATAAAGTATACTTAGATGAAAACATATTTTATATAGAAGATTTTATATCTAAAAAGGATCTAGTTATCTTAAACAATGCGATAAAGTCAGATTCTCATATAGAAGACTACGGACACTCATCACACACTTCTTTGATTATAGAAGAAAGTAATATTACCAGTATTTGGGATGGATATTTATCAAAGCTTGATGATTTTTTTAACAATGAAACAGAAACTTTAATCAGGCCCTATACAGATTTTGTGTCACTGATTAAATATAGAAATTTCGATTTTTCTTTCAATAATTTTCCAGAAGAGTTTGCAAAAACTGACTACATAATGCCTCCTCATGCAGACGATGTTTCTTATGACATGTCAGAACAAGATTTAATAGAAAGAAAATCTTTTGTGTCGAAAGGCATAATTATATTTATTAACGATGATTTTGAAGGTGGAGAAGTTGTGTATGTCAATAAGAATATATCTGTTAAGCCTAAAGCTGGCACACTAGTTTGCCACCCTGGAACAAAAGAATATTCTCATGCCGTAAATAAATTTTATAATGGAGACAGAATAATAGCATCAATGTTTGTACACAAGCTTCTGTAATATCTGACTAAAATAAAAACCCCAATCAGAGGCGGATCCGATTGGGGTTAAGCACTTACGTGCATACGTAAGGAGTTTTATCTCGACCTACGTAATTTTATTTTTATTTCCTTTATATTAAAGAATTTAATAAAAAGATTTTCTAATTTACACTCAAAACATTTACAGTTAGACAGAATTTGATTTTCCATTCTAAAGTATGGACTATTCATTACCTTTTGAAAATGTTTAGGTGACATAAACTAATTATATCACTATTCGTATTTTATAATGTCATTTTCATCAAGCTTGTTGTAAATTTCACTCATGTAATAAATCATTGCTGGGTTTGCCTCTTTAGTTTTTGCTTCCGCTTCTTCTTCAGTCATTCCAGACATCAATGCCATTTTTGTATTTATACTTTCATAAACTGCAACCATAAGTTGCACTACAGATTCTTTATCCTTATTCATTCTTTTCATCTTCCGCTCTAAATGCTGGGGAGGGTCCCAGCAAAAATCCCTCTTCATGATATTTTACCATTTTTTCAATCTCATTACTACCCCCATTTAATTTCGCTATTAGGCATAATACGTCATATATCCTATGAAGCATTATGTAGTTAACCATAGGGAGATTGTCTTCTAAATTATTACTCGGATTGTCCATTTTTTACTTTCATATCTTCAAGCAATTCATCAATAGTTATTAAACCTCTAGATTTAGCTTCTTCAGCATATTCTTTTACTACAATAAGTGCTTTTTCAGCAAGAAGCAACCCAGGCATATGCATGCATGGGATATTCCTTGCCACTTTGGCTCTTAGTGCTTCATCAAATTCATTATTCAGTGGCATTTTTTACACCCTCCAACATTTTTGAATAAATAGCGGTACCAATATAATTTTTATATTGGCAAGAAAGACAATACACAAATATTTTTTCTTCTATGTCTTCGTTTGAAAAGAGAAGACCCTGGTCTAATGGGCAAACCATCTCTGACACAAGGCCTTCTCTTGAGAGAGCTAGATATTGAGATACTACTTGTATCTTAATATTAACTCCTTTCTAACTTTTAGATGGAAACTTGTCTAACCACTCTTTTGTTCGAGGTGTTAAACCTTTCCATGACGACCAATCTTGACCGCCATTGGTCATATAATACGTTATCTCTGCGTTGATTGCTGGATCGAATAACGAGTAGTTACTATCCAGTTTGAACTTTTCTTTACGATCATCACCTAGGTTACCCAACATGTTGATCTGAAAAATTCCATAGGAACTGTCTCCAGTTTTCCTGTTGCCGTTATAAGCCATTGGGCGTCCATTAGACTCCTTTTTAGCCACAGCCCACGCCATTTTAAGGGCGCTACCCTCAAAGCCTACAGCCTTGAGAAGTTCAACCAATTCTTTGTCTGTTAAAGACTCTGATGGTTTCCACACAGTATTGCTGAATTGCTCCAGCTTTTCCTTGTTAAGTTGTGCTTCGGTTTTTACTTCTGGTTTTACAACCAGCGCAGATGCTGATTGAATTATTTCTGGTTGACCAGTAAATAAAAACAGTACAGCTACTGCTATTGCAACATAGTGATGTAAGACATCGCTAAGTTTTTGCTTTATATTCTCCATAGGCATTTCCTCCAATAGAGATAACGAACTATAAGAATACCATTAATCTTTACAATATGTCAACTTAAAAAAAAGTGTTTATTTATTCTAGTTAACCAATAAACTAGCTATTGAATAATATTTTTCACCCTTCCTTTCTATAAAAAACTTTGGTAGAATAAGACTCTTACTAAAATTTATGTGCCATAGGGCGGAAAAGAGACAAAATGACAAAAATTCAAAACTTTAAACAATCCTCAGATTACTTTGATGAGAAGCCAATGGTATTGCTTGAGCCAAATGCAGATAGCGCTTTAATAGAAAACCCATACGAAAATTTTATAGCTATTTCTAGATATGCTAGATGGATACCAGATTTAAATAGAAGAGAAACATGGAAAGAAACCGTAGATAGATATTTTTCTTTTATGCTAAACAACCTAAAAGAAAATTTTGATTATACTCCAGACGAGATACTTCTTTCAAATCTTAAAGATGCTGTATACAAGAGAAATGTAATGCCTTCTATGAGAGCTGTTATGACTTCTGGTCCCGCCCTAGAAAGAGATAACGTTGCTGGATACAATTGTTCGTATTTGCCAGTTGATCACCCAAGAGCATTTGACGAAACTATGTATATATTGATGTGTGGCTCTGGAGTTGGTTTCTCAGTAGAATATAAGTACATTAATAAGCTTCCTTCAATCCCTCAAACTTTGGAAAAAGTTTCTGACGTTATTGTTGTAGAAGATTCTAAAACAGGCTGGGCAACAGCCTACAAGATGCTTTTAAAAAGCCTATGGGATGGAAAGATTCCATCCTTTGATGTTACAAAAGTTAGACCAGCTGGTGCAAGGCTTAAAACCATGGGCGGAAGATCATCTGGACCGCAGCCCCTTGTAAACTTATTTGATTTTACTATTGCAAAGTTTAAAAATGCAGCAGGAAGACAACTTAAGCCAATTGAAGCGCATGACATAATGTGTAAGATTGGCGAGGTTGTTGTTGTTGGAGGAGTTCGCAGATCAGCTATGATTTCTCTTTCTAATATAAACGATATAGAAATGGCTCAAGCAAAATCTGGAAACTGGTGGGAACACAATCCACAACGTGCTCTTTCAAATAATTCTGTAGCATATTCTAGAAAGCCAGATATGGAGCAGTTTATTTCTGAATGGAAATCGCTATACGATTCAAAATCTGGAGAGCGAGGAATCTATAATGTTGCAGCAGCACAAAAACAAGCTGCATTGAGCGGGAGAGACCCAGAGATACACTACGGAACTAATCCCTGCTCAGAAATCATATTAAGACCAAATCAGTTCTGTAACTTGTCAGAAGTTGTTATTCGTGAAGATGATAACGAAGAGTCTGTTTCTAGAAAAGTAGAGCTTGCTTCAATACTTGGTACATGGCAATCTACACTAACAAACTTTAAGTACATAAGAGATGTTTGGAGAAAAAATACAGAAGAAGAAAGACTGCTTGGCGTATCTTTAACTGGTCAGTTTGGAAATTCTTATTTTTCTGGAAAATATCAAGCACATAAAAAAGAAGGTTATACATGTAGGTACGCATGTCCTGGAAATTGCGAAAATTTAGATCACATTAAAGAAGATGATCACCTTCGACTAGAACATGCCCTACAAAGACTAAAGACCAGAGCTAACGAAGCAAATAAAAAAGAGGCATTAAATATTGGCATAAATCCTTCTGCTTCTGTTACATGTGTAAAGCCTTCTGGAACAGTTTCACAGCTTACTGGAGTTTCTTCTGGCATGCATCCTTGGCACTCAGAATATTACATAAGAACAGTTCGTGGCTCAAAAGGAGATCCAATTTCAATTTTTCTTAAAGAGATTGGAATACCAGTAGAAGACGATGTTATGAAGCCAACCGAAACTTATGTTTTTTCTTTTCCTGTAAAGGCACCAGAAGGTGCTACACTTAGAAAAGACCTTACAGCCATAGAGCACCTTGAGCTTTGGATGATATACCAAAAGGCTTGGTGCGATCATAAGCCATCAATTACAGTATCTGTAAAAGACGAAGAGTGGATGGAAGTGGGTTCCTGGGTATATAAAAACTTTGACGATCTTTCTGGAATTTCTTTTCTTCCATACTCTGATCACTCTTACAAGCAAGCCCCATACCAAGAGGTTTCAAAAGAAGAATATGAAGATCTGGTATCAAAGATGCCTAAAAGCATTAGATGGGAAGATTTATCTTTCTACGAGCTAGAAGATGGCACTTCTACAAATGCAACGCTTGCATGTAGCTCTGATGGTAATTGCGAATTGGTAGATATTAGCGCATAGTGGTACAATAATATAATTGGGTTAAAGCCCAAAATTACTAGGCAACCCGCCTAGAAATAAGGAGGATCAAAAATGGCAAAAGCTAAAGAAGATCTTAATGGAGATGGAAAGGTTACAATGCAAGAGAAGATTCTAGCAGCACTAGCAAGTTATGGACGTCATTTTCTAGGAGCGGCAATTGCTCTATATATGACAGGCAACACCAGCCCAAGAGACCTACTACTTGGCGGATTCGCTGCCACAGCACCCGTAATTTTGAAAGCACTTAACCCTAATGAATCATCATTTGGGTTTACCAACAAGTAAACAAAAATAGTCGATTAGAAATACTCCTGTGCTAAAATTAGTACAGGAGTATTCCTATTTAGGAGACTATGGCAAATGGCAGGACAAAAGAATTTCGAAGTAGATCAAAATGCAACATTTAGTTTTATAGTAGAATATAAAGACGAAAATGACGATGCAATTGATCTTACTGGTGCATCTGCAAAGATGCAGGTGCGTGATACAAAGGGCGGCAATAAATTAGCTGTTACACTAACATCACCATCTGGCGGAATTACAATTGATGGACCTAATGGTAAATTAACTGTAAAAATGACACCAACACAAACAAGCAAAATCTTTTATCCTAAATCATCTTATGATGTTATGGTTGTAGATTCTAATGGGAATAAAATAAAGCTCCTTGAAGGGTTTATGACCCTAAATAGATCGGTAACTATTTAATGACTGAATCCGTAGTTGTTCGAGAGCAAATAAATAAAATAGTAATTTCTTCTCCAGGTCCACAAGGACCAAGAGGAAGAACCATTCTAAATGGAAATGGGGATCCAGCAGCAAATTTGGGTCTTACTGGAGATTTTTACTTTGATATGCTTTCAGCTGCATTTCACGGACCAAAGCTTTCTGATTTAAATTGGTCGGGAGCAAGCAAAATATTTTTAACAAACAATACGCTAGCCTATCCTTGGGAGCTAACTCAAGTTACTGGTCCTTTGTCTGGAGTGTATTCTGTTGTTATTAATCACGGGCTAGGGTATCAACCAAACGTAACAGTTAAGTCTAGCGCTGGAGATATTTTGGAAACTGGAATAGACTACAATAGTACTAATCAAATAACACTGACTATGGCTCAACCATTTTCAGGGACAGCATACCTGTCATAAGGAGATAGCAAATGGCAAGAAAATTTTTAGTTAGCGTTGATCTCAACAAGAATGAGTTGCTCAATGCTAGAATCCAAAACTTAGGCGCAGCGCCTTCAAATCCAGTATCTGGTCAGATTTACTATAACACTGGAACAAATGTTCTTTACTTCTATAATGGCACTGAGTGGACACCAGCATCTGGTTCTACTGAAGTAATTCAAGATGTTATTGGATCTTCCGTAATAGCTGGTACAGCTTTAACATCAACATATAACGATGTTGCAGGAACAACTACATTAAATCTTAATGATACAGCAGTAACTGCTGGATCATACGGATCAACAACAGCAATTCCTACATTTACAGTTGACGCTCAAGGTCGTTTGACTGCAGCTGGAACAGTAAACGTAGCAACTAATCTTTCAGTTGCTGGAGATACAGGAACAGATACAGTTGACCTTCTTACAGATACTCTTACAGTAGCTGGCG